CCCCTGCCGTTACGCAAGAATTGGCTCAGTTCCAAAGCCGCCCAGAACGCGTACCGTTCTGACTTGTGAGCAATTCAGTAAAATTCTTGCGCTTTACCCTTTCGGAAGCCGGTTTCATATCCCGCTTCTGCTGGGCTGGAACTGCGGGCTGCGGATTAACGAATGTTTTGGCCTGACATGGGACGATGTGGACTTCGATGCAAAGACAATCACTGTCAGCCGGCAGCTTTCCAGAAACCCTACCCCGGAACGCTTTCTTTGGGCAGTAAAAGACCCCAAGTATAATTCAAAGCGGGTGATTCCGTTCGGAGAAATGATGTACAGAGCTTTGAAGGCAGAGAAGAAGCGTCAGATAGAAAACGAACTGCTGTACGGACAGCATTACACCATACAGTATCTGAGTGAATATGTCAACGAAAATCAGAAGCACATTACATACGTTGAGCAGACTCTGAAATCCTCTGCCGCCCATGTATCAAGGTTTCCGCTTCTCTGCGTAGACGAAAACGGGAAAATGACTTCAGAAAGCACATTCCGGCATTGCGCACGTCGAATCAGCAGGCTTATGGATATCCCATTCGATTATCACTGTCTGCGTCATACGCACGCCACAAAATTGGTAGAATCCGGAGTTAATGCAACGGCTGTCCAAAAACGCCTTGGCCATAAGCAGATTTCGACCACCCTTATGTCATATGTCCACCATACAGACAGCATGGCACAGGAAGCCGTCACCCAATTTGAAATGGCCGTAAACAGTAATTTGCCACCGCAGTAATATTTCCGGTGGCAAAGCGGTGGCAAAATGCTATTTCTTATTTCTAAAACCCCCATAAAGCCTTTGAATTTCAAGGGTTGCTGGCGAAAAAGAATCTTAAGAAAAATTTAAGGCGTCGCGTTTTCCTTAACAAAACGCCGCCCCCTCCACCGTAACCTGTTTTCCTTGATAATCAAGGATTTTACGCAAATGAAACAATTTAATAAGACCAAATATATTTTAACACAACCACGTTAAACTCGTACGTCGGTGGCAAAATGGTGGCAATGCCACCACAAATCGGAAGTGGTATATTCCTGCTTTTACACGAACCCATTTAGAATTTTAGGAGGAATATGCATGAGAAAAATCGCGGGTTTATACCAAAGCTATCTGAAGGAACAGCAAGAAGAATTTCAAGATTACTGCACTGGAGGTGACAAAGTGAATGAACTGAAAGAATTTCTGAAAAGTAAATTGAACGCCGATGATTTTTTTACGGCGGAGGAGCTTTTGAGTGAAGTCGTTTCCGAAATGGAGGAAAAAGGCTTTACGGCAGGCTGCCGCTATGTGGCTGCATTAAACAGGGAGCTTCTTTCTGATTAAACAGTTTCGCCCCTGCAAAAGCAGGGGCTTTCTGTTTTTTATTGTTTCTTTACTATCCCGTATTCCATTTTATCGAATTTAACTGTTTCTACCAAAATTGAAATCGCGACATTTTGAATTGTCGTAATATATGCTTTCGCATCTTTATAGGAAACATGGCGGTTCACAAGTCGTAAAAGCGTATTCAAAGCCGCCATATTATCTCTTATTTCTGCAAATGCCTTTTGAAATTCCGGTCTGTCTGGAATGTCTATTTCAGAGTTTTCAAAATCATGTTTTTCCTGTTCCAAAGCCTTTTCGTTCTGTTTTGGACGGAACTAGCAGTTTACCAGTTCTCTCTGTACATTCCAAGCCATATCATCGGTAAAAGATTTCACAAGCATAAGGTATCCGGTTTCTGTTAGAAGGACTATATCTTGATGTCTTTTATCCGAAATTTCAAATATCTTGTGCGTCCGTATTTCGGACGCACTAACTCGAAAGTAGTCAACTCCTTCAATAAACCTTTCTTTGTTGTCATTAAACCTTTTCCTAGCAGTTCCCTCAGCCCTTCCATGCACAAGGTCAATATCTTTGAATGTAACTACTCTGTGTCCAAAATATTCTTTAGGGTCACAGATGACACAATTTACATGGATAAGGCGCCCTCTTTCGTCTATTGGCACCAGTATAGATTCTTTCATGTTAAAACCTCCTTGATTTCCCGCCTTGCTACTGTTATAATCAAGGTGGCCAGTAGTAAGGCTTACCGGACACCTATTGGTTTTGAAACAGGTTATCTAGTTTGTTGGGCTGTGTAACCTGTTTCATTTTTTATGCTTTTACTTTGCTATCTCTGACAATTTTTGCAGCTTCTTCTGTATTATCTGCTGTTGCCTCAATCAGTTTTGCGATGTTTTCCAAGTACTGGTTAAGTTCTGCTGTTGTCATTTCTTCCATTTCCTCCCCTCCTTCTGTAAGAGTGTTTTGCTCTGCCTTACAATTATATTATATATCATTGCGCAACTATATTCAATAGACAATATAAACAAATATTACGCAACGATATTGTTGAATTTATATAGTTACGCAACGAGTATATTGTGATATAATATTTTTAGGAGGTGCAAAAATGGGAAAACCTTCAACAAAAGCACAAAACAAATACATTGCCAAAGCCTATGACCGCATTAACTTAACTGTAAGCAAAGGCAAAAAGGAAGTTATCCAGTCCCATGCACAAGCCCAAGGAAAAAGCGTCAACGGCTTTATCAATGAAGCCATCGACGAAAAAATGCAAAGGGATAACGAAAAAGGGGCGGAATAACCGCCCCTCACTTCACCGAAATCACCGGAACCCGTCCCTGACTTCCGACCTCAATCCCCTCAGCCTGTGCCAAGTCCCTTGTCTTTATGTACGTCACGCCGTCCTTGCGTATCATATTGACCTCATATTCCTTCCCGTTGATAATGATTTTATCCTTCTCTACCACTTCGTCCCCCTCCGTTCCGTACTCAAAAACATCTTCCACCAACAGCCAGTGCGTAAACCCGCTCCCGCTGACCGACGCCTCCCTGACGCCATACGCCGACCCGTCTGCGGCGATATAGCGCGGTGTGCCGTTCTTCACACCACTGTAAATACCGATGTGCCCCTTCTGCCACACCAGTGCGCCCAGCGGCGCATCTTTGATAGTCGAAACAGGACGCTTTACGTTCGCCCGCTCAAACCACTGCGCTGAGCCCAGCACCACGCCGCAGGCCCACGAAATCAGCCCAGAGCAGTCCACGCAGACCTGTCCGACTTTTTTCACGTCGCTGTCCCAGACCATTTTCCCATACTGCCCCTTGAGATAGTTATAATTCGCCAGCGTCATAACCGCGCCCTTCATGCCGTAAACGTAAGGCGTGCCAATCTTAGAGCGGGCAAAAGCAACCAGTTCCGCGCCTGTCATCTTACCCATTCATTACGTCCCCCTTTACCAGTTCTGCCGCCGCCTGATTCTCAACCAGCATCTTCCGCATCTCCGTCAGTGCATCATCGACCCACTGGCTGAACGTATCAAAGGAAACCGCCATAGCAACAGCCGGGAACCTCTGTACAAACAAGTCATACACCTGCCGCAGCTTCAGCTTGCCAGTGCCGCCGCCTAATTCCTTCTCTGCGTTCGTCACTGCCCACAGCAGCCATTCCTTGACCTTCGCCGCCTGTGCCTTCGTCGGCAGCTTCAAAAAACGGTACCCTGCATAAATAACACACTCCAGCACCGCCAGCAGGCCCACGATTACATACCAGTTTTCAATCAAAAACTTCATTCCCCATTCCTCCATTCTTCCTCGTGTAATCTGACTTTTTCCGCCTCTTTCGTTTCAAAGAACGCTTTCGCCAGATAGCCCAAAATCGTCCCAATGATAACCTTTGTAATGTCGCTGGAAAGGTTCTCCGCAATCTGCTCCCTGCCCAAAAACGCCAGCAGGTACGACAGCTGCAAGTCCAGCAGGGCAACGAACAAAATCACCATAACTGCCCGTTTGGTAAACGTCCGGAACCTGCGTTTCTTCCTCTTTTCCACGCCGCCTACCTCCCGTCCCAGTCATGCGCGCTCTGGTTCAAATGCTTTTCCAGCTTTTCATGCGCGTCTGTGACGTTGCCGTTTGCGCCCAGCTGTTTCAGCCCGTCCAGCGTCGCCAGCAAGCCGTAGCACATCACGCACTGCTCCTTTTTAATCGCGTCAATCTCCGCGTCCTGTGCCTTCTGCCGCTCCATCCAGCGGAATGCCTTATACAGGAATGCGCCCACCGCGCTGAATGCACCCAGCAGCGCGGCAAGCTCCAAAACCGTCCCCGCATCTACATACATAAAAATCCCCCCCCCCTTTTTTGCTTTACCCTACCGCAGAAAAACTCTCTGCGGCTCTCAAAATTCCCATCAAAAAAGCCCTTGCGTTTTTTCCGCAAAGGCAATATAATAGACATAGAAAGAGGATTGCCGCTTTTAGCAGGGCGGTCAGTCCTAAATTTGTGACTGGACCGTCTAACTTTGTTAGGCGGTCGTTGTATTATTTACGCTTGTGCAAACACAAGGTGATAACACCGATGATTACCAAGCAAAATTGAAATAATTCACTATATGTAACCATCTTACCACCCCCTTCTCAGAGAGTGACCAACCGCCAAACGGCAATCCCTGCCATTATATTACCACATTTCCCATTTCACAGCAACTCACAACGGTGAAACAAGCTTCAAAATCGCGCTTTCGCTCACAAAATCAGCACTCGGATATGGCTTTCATCAAGCCGCGCCATCACCCTGTATTTCGTCCTTGTATCGCTATATGTAGCTGTGCCGCTCTCACCGACAGTACACCAGCCGTCCGCCCTGCAAGTCCCGTCATCCCGTACAACCAGTTTGCCCAGCATGCCCACAGCATCCCATTCCGGCCGTTCGGAGCGGGGCGCATAGGGCTGTGTGTTGTCATAGTCAGGATTCAGCTTCTGCCTGTGTTCCATATGTGCCGGAATCATAACGCGGGTAATGGTTTCGTCAGGGTTCTCAGGGCTGGGTTCCTCGATGGTTTCGTCGGGCACCTCCACGTCCTCCCACAGCGGCCTGCCGTAAATATCATACAGATACATGCCTTTCCATTGGTCGTCATACACATCGCCGCAGACGGAAGGCTCCCCCGAAACAATGCCCAGTATGAAATCATCGTCCGGCCGCGCCAGCCTGATTTTTTCGCCCTCAAGTGTCACGAACAGCCCCGCGCGGTCTTCCTGCTCCGGATTTCCGTCCAGCCACTCAAAAAACTCCGCATAGTCTGCGCCGCTGGAGCTGTAGCTGCCGGAGGCGTAGACGCCTGTGTCTGTTACCCTGAGGCAGTTTGCCCGCGCAGTTTCAGATATTCCCTTGCCTACTATCAATTTACCGCTGCCAGTACCCGAACTTAATTTATATTCAACATTCGCAGAACCTATTACAGTTTGTTTATAATGTGCAATTGTTCTATACCCTCCAGCATGAGCATAATTATCCAAAGCTTCGGTATAAGCACCTTCCGCGTGGGCTCCTGCGCCTACAGCAATTGTACCTACACCTTCAGCATAGGCTCCTTTACCTGCGGCTACCACTCCATAGCCCATTGCTTGTATACCTACATTATTCTGCGCATCAGTAGATGTATTTAAATTTATTAAAATACTTGGCGTAAAACCTGATGGCATATCTTCCTCCACATACACTCTATTTGTATCAGTACCTTTGGCGATTACGGTATAATAAGCTATAACATTTGACGTACTGAAATAAGATACTGACATTATAGTACTGCCAAGTTTAAGATCTGCAAAAGCTGTTGTTTTATCTCCATTATCCAAAGTTATTTCTGGAGAATATACTTCGAAATACTTTAATTGTTTATCTTGCGTTTTTACTTTAAGAACCGACGCTGCAATTGCTGCTATGCTTGCTTTGCCTCCAGCATGTGATGAGCGCGCCGATGCTATACAATCTTGTCCTTCTGCATGCGCTGCACTCGCGTATGCTAACGTACCATAACCTTCTGCATGAGAATTATAACCACTAGCTGTTGTATTCTGCCCTTCTGCATAAGAATAAGATCCTGAAGCAACATTACCTTGATTAACATTTCTTGAGCTACTGCTAAATGTTCTATTTCTATAATCATTAAAAATCTCCGCACCTGTCCCAGCTGTCACCGTTTTCCCGTTTTCTGGCTGTACCCGCATGCCTGCTAATGATTTCCCCACCAGCGGTTTGCCATTTATCGCAACGCTGTCTGCATCTGTTGAAGAAATCACAAAATTAACCTTTTTTGCCTTGATTTCTAAACAGTCGTCTATCGGTTCACTGATATGCACATAATCCCCGTCGCCCAGATTGATTTTAGTGCCATAATTCGAATCGCCTCTCAAAGTAAGATCTCCTCTTATCGTCATACTACCATTAATGGTATCCGGCGGAGCCTGTGCGGCCGGCTCCCCATTCTCATCAAACCCCACAATCTGCCCCTGTACGCCGCTGATTTTATCCTGCTTCCCGCTTTTCAGCACCTCCACATCACTGGCAAGCTTCACGGCAACGTCGCCCTCCAGCAGTCCCTGCACGCCCTCAAACCATGTGGTAATCTCGTTCTGGCTTTTCTCCTGGAACTCCTTCAAATCCTCCGTAATTTTCGTCAGGCTGGCATTGCCCTGTTCCTCCAGCGCGGCAATATAGCTGTCGATGGCTGTGGTATAGCCGTTATAAGCCGCTTGTGCCATACGCTCAAACTCCGCATAACTGGCATTGGATTTCTCTGTGAACTCCCGATAAAACGCATTGAACTGTGCAAAAAACACCTCTGTATCAATGCTGTCAATAAACTGCGTAACAAACCCGCAGACAGAACTGTCCGCCCTTGTATCCGTGATTGCGCTCTGTGTCAGCATGGTTTTATTCGCACCCACAGTCACCAGCGCAAGCCCCAGTTCATAATAATCCCCGCTGACGGGCTGCAAAAGGGCAGGCGGAACAGGATTCGTCGCTGCCGTCCCCGTCTTAACAACAATCTCGCAAAGCCGTTCCAGATAGTTACACCGCAGAACCACTCTGTCAATCCGGCTGTTCTGCGCCGGCGCGGCTTCCAGTGCATATGTCGATTCTACTGCGTCATAAGCAAAAGCCCCGTTTATCATGCCAAAGCCAGGACGCACCTTTACCGTCAGCCCGTTTTCCCCTGCAAGCACCTGAAAACAGTCCGAGGGCTTTGCCAGCACGCCATTAGTGAGCAGCTTTGCAAACAAAAGCCGGAACAGCTCCGAGGTCTCCGCCCTGTCAAAAATCGGCATGCCCTCAGCGTCAATTCCTGTGATTTCAGAATCAAAATATCCGTATCGCATCATATGCCCAGACTCCTTTTCATAATTTTTTCAATAGATACTATCGTATCACTGCCAAAGACCACGCGCAGTGTCTGCCTGCTGCCCTCATAGGCCTCCTGTATCTCTGTGATTCGCTTTGTCGTTTCAATGCCGATGTCTGTGTAGCGGTAGGTGCAAAGGTCGCCCAGGTCAAAATCTGTCCGGTAGACAAGGTTTGCGTCAGGGTCAACGTCGCTGTTGACCGTTTCCACTTTTTCATATTCCGCCAGCTTTTCCAGCCCTCGCTGACAGAGCAGGGCGCGGTATTCCGCCGCCGTATAACTGTGCTCCGTGCCGCTTTCGTCCATGTATGTGCTCTGCAAATCCCGCGCGTCAATATATAATTCCCGCCGTTCCTCATCGGGAGCGTTTCGGGTATCGACTTCCTCAACGACGCGTTCTGTCCCTTCACCTTCTCCCGCGACATAGGCAATATTCCGGCAGCCGGATTCGTCCCTGTTATAAACCACGTTTTTGACGTTGTAAAAGCTGTCGGAAAATATTGCCCAGCTGTTTTCGTTCTGGCTGTCTGTCCGGTCCTTCCCCTGCCAGACTTCAAAGGAAAGCGTATTTTCCAGATAATCGTAAACAAGGCGGTGGCTGAGCTCCTGTGTTTTTTCGATGTCATAGAGCTTATCGCCCAGCCTTGCGCCCGTAGAAGTAACCGTGATATTCGTGCCGCAATTGGTTCGCGCGCCCAGCTTCAGCCGCGGTATTTTCCTCCCGCTGTCCGCCGGTTCGATGGCAAGCCGCCGCACCATCTCACGCGCAATCCTCTCGGGTGTGCCCGTCAGGCTCACCTGTGTGTCCAGTACACGGTCGTTCAGCAGTTCTTCCGCAAAATATCCTTTGCAATACGCCGTCCGCGCTCCGCTGTCGTCCCGTGCGAAATTCACCTCGCGTATCACGCCGAGTTCCGTCCGGTCGTTTCGAAACAGGTACCGCCCCCTGTTCATCATCTCAAAAAATTCAACGGGGGCATAAAGTTCAAAAAGCCCGGGAGCATAATACCTGCGGTACCAGAGCAGTGTATGAAATACGCTGACAACGCCGAGTGTATCAAAATTTTTATCAAGTATCATTAAATTCACTGCTCACACCCCCAGATACTTTGGCGTATAAAACAGATTGACGTCCAGATTGGTATAGTTTTCGTCCGCGTCATACTCCAGATAGTTGTCGCCGACAGCCAGCTGGAAAGGCTCGCTTCTGCGGTCAATGCGCTGGTAGCAGTTTATGCCGTTCAGCGTTATGGTCTGGTGCCTGTCGTTCGTATCAACCAAGAGGGTGTCCCCCTGTTTCATGGAAACGCATATCCGCATAAACTGCCCTGTGCCCGTATTGGTGATTTTCGGGTTTGTCACTTCGCCGCGCGTAGCAATAAACTGTATCTGCACGCCCGTCGGCACATCTCCGTCATTGGAAAGCACAACCTCTTTGTGCAGTGTCCGGTAGCCCGTCGGCATGCCGCCCAGAAGCATGCCCCGCGCCTTTTCCGGGTAATCCGCCATATTCTCCGCCCTTGCCGTCAGCCTCCGCCAGGGGAAAGCAAACAGCGGCGTAATGTTCGCCATGTTTTTCCCGAAATTGTCCACATTCCGCAGATACGGGTCCGGGCAGAGCAGGTCAGCGATAATCCGCAGCCTGCTGTCCATGTTCCGCATAACGCCAAATGTCCAGCCCTCCAATTCATATTCGATATTCCGGCTGACGCCCATGCTGGTAATGGTTGCCTTTCCTGTATATTTCGGGTTAAAAAACTGAATCACTCTGGCACGGTTCTGCGGATTGCTTCTGCCGCTGCGAAAACTGGCTTCTATATGTATCACCCGTGGCCTGATTTTCTTCCCGTCTACAGAAACCCCGTCCAAAAGCGCATTGTCCGACGTACTAATCTGCACCTCGGAAGATTCCAGCCCGCTGATGGCTGTGATGTCAATTTCTTCGCGGGGTCCCATGCGAAGCGTCCTGCCGTTGCAGGAAAGCTCGATTTCCAATGTATTCTTTGTCATTTCACACCCCCGACCATATGCCGCAGAGCCTCGCGCTGTGTCCGGCTCACCTCGGAAGGCGTGGCAACGGGCACGTTGTAGGTGTTCTGCTGTTCAAAGTGGTTGTCATTGTGGACGACCGTCCCCGCGGCAGATAACGCCCGCAGGCTTGCCGGAGCAGCGGCGTTCCTGGCAAATGTTCCCGCCGAAACAGAAACAGCCGTCTGCATCCGCGCCACCATAGCGGCAGCGTCTTTCTCCATATCCCGTATGGCACGAGGCATTGCGTCTGCAACACCCTCGGCAATGCCGGGCGGTATCCAGCGCCCCACTTCATCACGGAACGCACCGGAAGGGGAATTGATATCCAACGCTTTTTCGGTGCTTCTCAGCAGGCTCTTTGCCAGACTGCCGACTTTATCCTTCAGCCAGTTCCAACCGGAATTGATGCCGCTCCAAAGCCCGTCCACAATATTTCTGCCAACATCTCTGATTTCGTCCGGCAGGGATTTCATCCCGTCCACCACAGCATCAAACAGCTTTGACGCCGCATCTTTCCCTTTACCGGCAAGCTCTGTTCCCCAGCTGACGACCTTTGCCGCCGCCTCGCTGAGGTGTGTCCATATTTTTCCGGGCAGCTGCTGGACAATGCTCATGACCTTTGAAAGCATATTATTCATAGCGGTCGAGGCGTTGGACACCATCTGCTGCCCCCAGCTTGTGACCTTGCTTACCGTATTCGTCAGATGCGTCCATATTTTCCCGGGCAGCTGCTGCACAATGCTTACAACCTTCGAGAGCATATTACTCATGGCAGTCGAAGCACTGGATAGCATCTGCTGTCCCCAGCTCGTAACCTTGTTGACCGTATCCACAAGGAAGGTCCATACCCTGCCTGGCAGTTCCTGCACAATACCCGTGATTTCGGAAAGCATACTGCGCATGGCCGTGCCTGCCGTACTGAGCATTTTTCTGCCCCATTCAACTGCCTCGCTGACGACCTCGGCAAATATTTCTGCCGCCCTGCCCGGCAGTTCTGCCAGTGCTTTCAGCACGCCCTCCACAATGTAGCCGCCCTGTTCCTCCATGACTTTAGAGGGAGATGCGATGCCGAAAAAGCCCATGAATGCCTCAAGGATTGCCCTGCCGATGTTCAATATTGCTTCACAAACTGCGGGAATCGCGTGAAGCAGTCCGTTGATGACGCCCGCAACAATATCCAGCCCAATCTGCAAAAACTGCGGGATATGGCTGATAAATGACGTAATCATGTACGTCACAAGCTGAACAATGGCAGGCAGCAGCTTCGGCAGTGCCTGCCCGATGCCCTTTACAAGCGCGTCAATAATGCGCGCGGCAGATTCCAGAAAGCGTCCCGAGCCGTCCCCGTTGATAAATCCGGTAATTTTGTCCACGATGCCCTGCGCCGCACCTGCCCAGTCGTAGCTTTCCAGCTTTTCCGCCGCACCGTTCATCATGTTCAGTACGGCTTCACCAACGCCAGCAAGGCCGTTTTCGCTGAAGCCCTTCTGAATCTCCGCCAAAGCGTTCGCAGCGGCAGAAGCAGCCGTGTTCAGAGGTCCCGATGCCATCTGGAACAGGCTTGTCGCAATGTTGGAAAGGGAGGTCTTGATTTGCTGGCTCTTAAATTCCAGTGTATCGCTAACCTTCGCGTAAGCATCGCCGACAACGTCCGCGTCTGTGCCCATCTGTCTCAGGTCATTGCGAAAGACTTCACCCTCCTGTGTAAAAATGGACATGGCCGCTTTGCCCGCTTCAATGGAACTGAACATATCGACCATGGATACGCCGGATTCGTCTGCCGATTCCTGCATCATTCCCAGTACTTCGTCCAGCGTCGCGCCTGCGTCCATCATCTCAAGGAAGGACATTCCCGCGTATTTGCTGCCTTCCGCCGCCTTTGCCAGGTTTTTGGCGGCAGTGGTGCCGCTCTTGCCCAGCTCCGCAATCAGGCTGTTGAGCTGTGTTGTTGCCTGCGCCGTCGGCGTACCCTGTGCCGTCATAACCGCCAGCGATGCGCCAACCTGCTCGAACGATACGCCGAACGCCGCAGCAGTCGGCGTGACCTGTGCCAGGCTTGCGCCCAGCTCGCCTACGGTCGTAATACCGAGGTTCTGTGTCTGTATCAGCACTTTCTGCACTTTGTCAATGGCTTCTTCCCCCGTCACGCCATAGGCGTTCATGGTCTTTGCCGTTGCGGAAAGGGCTGTGTCTACATCTGTGAAGCCAGCCGCCGCCAGTTTTGCGGATTTGTCAAGTATCGTGCCTAAATCTTCCGCGGGAACAGACGCCGAAAGCGCGGAATACGCCGCTTCAGCCAGCTCGTCCGCCGCCAGTCCGGTGGCAGAGGACAGCTCCAGTATCGTGTTGGAAAGCTGTCCAAATTCTTCGTCTGTTCCGGTAAAAAGCGTCGAAACCTTTGCCATCGACGCCTCGAAGGACATTCCCGCGTGCAGTGCCTCCCTGCCAAGGCTGGCAACCGCCTCTGCGGCTTTCGTCATCATGTTCCCCGCGAATATGCCCAGCGCATCCTTTGCAATGCTGCCGAGCCTTCCGGTTCCCTCCTGCAGTCCTTCTGTGTTTAGTGATGTATCAAATCTAAGTGTTCCGTCCGCCGACATGGTTTCCTCCTGCCAATAGGGCAGCGGGATTACCGCCGCTCATAAGCAGGGAGGAAAGGTCACTTTCTAGCTGCTGTCTGTCCTGTGCCTGCGGGAGCGCATACAGCCGCTTCATGCGCTGGTAATGCTGTTTCTGCTCCTTCGGCAGCTTTGCAGGAATCTTCATTGTCCGGTAGCCAATAATCTTCATAATCTGGCAGTCCTCCGGCAATGCACAAAACAGCGCGCGAAACTGCCACCAATGGAGTTTCAGGTCTGCGCGTGTCAGGTCGATGTGGTAGGCTTGGAAAAACGCCGCGTAAATATAGTCTGCATCATGCTCATAGGAAAAGGGCGGCTCTGTTCCTTCCGCCCCCGTTTTCTCCGCACCGCCCTCCGCTTCTTTGCCGCAGCGGTAAAACCAGAGCAGACGCTCAATGGCTTCACGCATCATATCGGAATCCCTGAAACGTGTGCCCGGAAAATAGAGCTCCAGTGCAGTCTGTATTTTTTCAGCATCGCTCAAAGCGCTGTCCCGAAGCATTTCCTCGAACAGTATCCCTGTTCGGAATCCTGTTTCGACAGGGACCTCCTGCCCGCATATCGCGACCGTATCAGGCAGTCTGTCGAGCAGCAGGCTCAATGCTTTCTGCCCCCGTTTCCGGCAGACTGCCGGGCGCGTGCGCGCTGTATCTGTGCAGCCTGACGCTGGGTATATTTGTTGGTGAAGTCATTCAGTTTTTTCTTTTCCCCCTGTGCCCAGTCGGTCAGCTGCTCCACAGCCTCCAAGTGCGCCAGTATGTTGTGCTCTTTGCCCTGGAACACCTTTGCGGCTGTGCCCGCGCCGAAAATGTCGTCAAAATACTCGTCCACCGTCCGGCACTGTTCCAGATAGCCCTCCGCCGCGCTGGTGTATTTTCTGTCTCGGCTGGCAATAGCCGCCGCCTGCAGCTTTCTCGTAGCGGCCTCATAAGGTCCTACAAAATCCGCGTCCATAAAATCGCCCTGAAGCGTTACGCCGTTAATAAATATGTCCATGGTTTCCTCCTCTGTCCAGCGTTTATTGAGGCGGAGCCCTGCCGCGCTGTCAGCACAGCCCCGCGCTGGCGTTCCTCTGCCCGTCCGGGTCAGCTGCCCGTTGCCAGCCGTCTGCCTTTGTTATTATTCGACGATGGAAGGCCCGCCTCCCATGTCCCCTGCTGCATCAAATTTTCCGGAAAATGTTCCCGCAGTAAAAGTTTTGCTCACTGTGTCAAATTTGCCCTGAACAGGGTCGCCGACAGCGTGGAGCGTGCCGGAAATCTGTATCTTTGCGCCGCCCTCGCCCTCAATGTCGCTCACCTCGTTGGCAACCTTGAACTGCCGTGCGGTGTATTCCGCGGACGTTTCCGAGGGCGTACCGACAGGGTTGAATAAATCCACTCTGACATACGTCAGCTGGGCGGCATCTCCCGTAGCGTGGTCGCGTCCAATTTTATAGAGCGCATAGATTGCCTTCTGGGAAGGAATCAGGCGGCTCTCATACGGAAATTCTGTTTCATAGCCCGTAATATCCGAGGACGAAGTCGTTTCGTTGATATAGGTTTCGTTATCTGTTTGTGCGTTCGGGCTTTCGTCCAAAGATGTGAAGCCCGTGCCCATCAATTCATATTCGCCGTCAATCAGCACATAGTCCGCGATAGCGTTGCGGAGCAGTGCGGCGCGTCCGGCGTCAAAAAGCTGAAGGTCAAACCGTCTCTTCATGTGTTATGCCTCCTTGTGATAAATCAATTCCAACTGTATCTGGTATCTGGCATTCTGCATTGCCTCATCGAACAGGTAGCCGGAGGAAAGCACGGTAAGCTGTTCCGGATGCATTCCCTCCGGCAGCTCCGGAAAGCGTCCAGCAACATTTTCCCCCTCTGCCCATGCGGCAAATTCCTCGTAAAAAGTGCTGTTCGCAATGTTCTGCAGCCTGTCCATACCGTAATACTCGCGGCTGCCAAAATAGAACTGGTACCGCCTGTCCGAGCTGCCGTCGATGTAAGTTTCAATAACAGGCGTAAATATGCCTGTTTCAATCGTATATTCCTGCGGCTTGTCCCCCAGCGCGTCCACGCGGAACACGCCGTCCGCCAGAAGGGGGCAGCCCTGAAAAAACGCGGCAATGCCCTCAATAATGGATTTCACCATGCTCCTGTCTCCTATTCCTGATTAAGCAGCCGTTCAAGCTGTGCTCTGTTTGCCGTTTTCATGCGCTCGAACCATCTGCCGCCGCGCCTCGGGTCATAGCTGCGGGTCTGGGCAGTATTATAATACTGAGCGCGGGCATAAGGCGTGATATAGCGCACCTCACCCGAACCAATGACAGTACCAAGCGTGCCGGAGCGTTCCAGCGTTCCCGTCCTGTGCGGCACCAGCGGGGCGCAGAGCCGGAGCACTTCACTGTCAATCACTCTCTGCTTTGCGTGCAGGGTGGCATTGATGCGTCCTTCCGCGCCATGGTTCCAGACAAGCGAAACCCTGCCGTTTGGTCCTTCAAAGCTGCTGTCCTGCAGTGCCGTAATTTCCCGAAATGCCATGTCACTCCCCTCCAATCCGCCAATGTCTGACCGCGTCCGTCCCTCTGGACGTGTTGTCCGCGTATTCCTTCACCGTGATGATGTCTGCCGCCAGAGAAGCGGCAAGCCGCCGGACTGCCGCCTCGTCGAGCGGCTCTGTCAGGCATGTTTCCCTTGCAAGTATGATGTCGCCCTTTTGGAGCGTCCAGTGCTTCTCTGCTTCTTCCTCTGGCAAAGTACGATAAGTATTTTCGCCGATATAGCCGCGCCCGTCCTGTATCTCCGCACTTTTCGGTATCCGCAGCTTATAAGACAGTCTTTCCGTGCGCACGCCGGAGGAATGCTCCGAGCCTTTCCCCTCAAAGTATGACGCGCCGGAGATACAGGAAGGAAAATAAACCTCTCTCCGGCCGGAGCCCAGCCGCCTGTTAAATATCGTGACCGCAGTCTGTACAAGCATTGCCATATCCCCCCATCTGTACCCTGCGGCTGAGCCAGCCTGTCGGCAGCAGATAAGGGCGCACTGCCGCGGCAGTTTTCCGCCGGAGGACTTCCTCCGCTGTCTGCCCGTCCTGCGCCTCTGTCACATAACTGACAGAATAGCCGTCGTTGCTCTCGCTCCGGATACCTGCCGCACCGCAGTCCTGTTTTCTGCTCTGGAAAACAACGTCCGCCGCCGCGCAGACCGCCAGCTTTACGCGGTCGTCCTTTTCAGCAAAAATATCGCCGTTTATGCAGGTAAGATAGCGGATAAGGGTTTCCGCCTGAGCCTCCGTTCTGGCAAAGTCCTTTTCCGACATCTCCCCGCCGTAAGTCTGCCTGTAAAAATGATAGGTTGCATACACAGCCGTTTCCTCCCTGCTGTTTATTCTCCGGCTTTCAGCACTGCAAACGGGAACCGCTCTGCCTTGTCCGTTTTCAGAGCGTTGATGGGGTTGGGAATCTCCCAGCCAAGACGCATAACCGCCCGCAGCGCGACCATATCGTTCTGCATTAAGTTATAGGCAATGGTGCCGTCCGCGTTCTGCACGATGCCCTCCGTAAAGAGCTTGAATGTAATATCCTGCCGGATAGAATATACCAGCTGGGAGAAATCGCCGGAAATCATCAGAGCCTGCCCTTTGTCCCACGCGCCGTTGCGTGCAAAGCGCATCGCGGAGCCGTCCAGTGAATACGCCGTACCGTTCTGCATACTGCTCAGGAAAAGCGGGCGTTCATTCCCGTCTTTCAACCCGCGCAGCTTTGCGCGCATGGAAATGTCCGCAATATGGCCGGACACAAAGAATCCGGACTGCTCGACCAAATCAATCACGCCGCCTTCGCCCATAATGTCATCGTAGAGCTTTGCGCCGAGTGGTTTCACAGCCCCCGCGCCGGCAGCGGACGGTACAAGCCCTTCCCGCCAGTTTGCGGGCTTACCCGTGCCAAACAGTACGGCCTCGTCAATGACCTTGCCGAACGCCTCCTGCACGCGCGGCCGCACCTCGCCCCAGATATCGTAATCTGCATCGTCGAGCACCGCCTCGGGTATCGGCACAATGACCGCAATTTCCTCCGCATAAATCACTTTTTTATCCCATGCCTGTTTTGTCGTTTTCTTCTGCCCGTTGTCGCCGTCCACAAAATAGGCGATAGGCAGGGAATCCAGCACAGGCAGTTTTGTCTGCTTCGTAGTCATGTTTGCCAGCCTGCGCCCCATAGAAAGCACCGCGGACTGCTCGACCGTCCCCTGAATGATTTCCCGTGCACGTTCCTCGGGAATCAGCGCTTCTGCACCGGTCCGGTCAATTCCTGTTGCCTCCCCGTCAAAAAGCTGAAGGTTAAAGTATCTGTTCATGTTTTCCCTCCTGTTGTGTCAGCGCCGCGCCGCCCTGCGGATGGCGTCGTTGATGGCGGCATTCCCTCCTGCCGCCGTGCCGCCCTGTCCGGAATTATCCGTCCCAGTGCGCACCTTATACGCCCCGCCGGTTGTAAAGCGCGGGTTTTCTTTCAGAAACCTGTCGGCGGCTTTCTCAAAATCAAGCTTACTGTCCGCCTGCATCAGCGCATTGACCTTGAACATCACATAATCAACGTCCTCCCCGCGGATTCCTCTGGCGCGGAGAGCATTCCCGTTTTTCAGATTCGCCAGCTCCGCAAGCGCATCGTCACGTTCCCTTGTGATTCCGTCAATATCCGGCCTGTTTGCCGCCTGCTGTGCCTTATATGCCGTGATTGCCCTGGAAACCTCGTCCTCGCTCATGCCCTGCTGCTTAAAGTAGGACGCAAGCGCGGCTTTTTCCGCACGCTGCGCGCGGGCGTTCGCAATTTCCTCCGCCTGTTCAAAGCTGTATGAGCCGCTATTTCCGGCGTTTGTCCGGCCGCCGTCGCCTGTTCCGGCTGTCCCCTCTTTTCCACTCAGGCCGCCGTCGTCAAAGAGCTGAAGGTTAAAGTATTTTTTCATAGTCAAATCCTCCGTTTTTTGTGTACCGTGAACACATTCCAAATCATGCTGATACCAGCAGGATTGTATTTTCATAGCTGTCCCGTATGCGGGTGATTCCAATGCGCCACGTCTGCACCAGAGCCTCACCAATGGCGCTCATCTCCGCCCATGTAATCCGGACGCTGCCCGCCGCCTCTTTTGTTTTAATTTCCATGCCCGCCACAGCCTCCAGCCCTTCGATGAGCGTGAGGGTGAGCGCGGAAACTGCGGCGCAGACAATATTCTGCCCTGGCGGCGTGTCGTCCGCCCTTGGTGCGTGCCCCAGCACCTCGATGCCGTTCGCGCTGATATATATTTTTATCATGGTACGCCTCCTTCCGTATCATAGGATATGCTGCTGTCAAAAGCCCGTTTCTTTTTCGGTTTGCATTGCAAAAATAGTGAATTTGGTATATAATAAAAGTGGTTAGGGGGTGACGCCAGCCCAAAGGCATGCTCCTTTACCCCATGAGAGTTGTTGCGGCCGGCTCTCATTTTTTAAGCCTTAAAACCTTTACCAGTTCCCCTTTTGACAGAAGTATCAGGTCAAAGCCTTCGGTGTCACTGCGCAAAAAGCGGCGCATAAGCTGTTCTTCAAGTTTTTTCCTGTCTACATCATCTAAAATATCAAGGATGACCCCGCCGGGATTGTCATGGATTTGCTTTATGGCATGCTGCAAAAGTTTGTCCGCCCCATTGATGGAATGCGCCCCTTTCAGCTCCCAAAACGACTTATTCCACATATAGTCCGGACGCTTTAAGCCGTCCCCTGCCATTTCTTTCAGCAGCTCAATATCTCCGCCAAAGGTACGGTGTATCCAATTTGCCATATCAATCTCGTCCCGATGGTTTTTTGCCTTATAGCCGTCCTCGTATGTAATCCTGCCCTTGCCCGGCGTGGCCGCGTCCAGATATTTCTGCGTCACATCCTTCGGGGCGGGAGCCGCCTTTGCCCCGGGCTCAGCCGCCCGTTCCTCCTTCTTCGCCGCCCGTTCCTCCTGCCAGCGGGAATAAGCCTGCGGGCTGGGAGAAATCCTGCCGCGTGTGCGCCCTGTGTATATCCGTTCCGTCTGCTCCTGCAGGCCCATTGTCCGGCTGAAACGCCTGTATTCCTCCAGCTGTGCCTGATACCTGCACTGGGCGAGCGTGACCTCGTCCTTTTCCGCCCCGCCTTCCCGCAGCAGCTGTACCCTTTCCCGCTGTGCCCGCAGCACCGTTTCCATCTGCCGCTGTTTCTGCGTGGCTTCATAGGCAGTGTATTCCTTCCCTTTGTAGCGGGTTGGCGTCATTTCGCGCCTGTTCTGCGCCTCGAGCCATTTGTCGGAATAGCTCCGTTCGCTCACGCCCGGAAGAAACGGGTAGTAATCGTGGCGGCAGTTCCAGCCATGCAATCCTGGGCCCGTCCCCAGTCCGCATTTTGAAACCAGTTCTTCTTTCGTGTAGACCTTCCCCTGCCAAACAGCATGGGAGGGGCGGGAGGCCGGATGCCACGTCACCTCAAAATACTGCGTATGAAGCTGCTGGGCGTTCCTGTCTGCAATCTGCCCTGCAAGCTGTCCGAAGCCGGTCAGCAAAGCCCGCCGGACCGCAACGTCAATCCGGTTGTGCCAGCCGCTTGCGTAATCAATGCCGTAATCTCTGCCGCCGTCGCGGAAAGCGCGGCCTGACCGCAGGCCTGATGCCGTCATCTGGCTGACCGTACGTCGCACCAGTGTGTTATAGTCATACGCACCGTGTGCCATGCCCAGCATTGCGTTATCCAGCCAGCCGTTGTATACGTCGGACAGGGGCGTGAACACCTTTCCCCCGTGCCCGTCGGCAAGCATGAAGCCCGCGGATTTCGTGATGTTATAAAGCTCCTCGGAAGACTGCGCAATCAGGGCGTTTGTAATCTGCCGCAGTTCAAGGTTTTGCTCATAGGGAATGAACTCCCTGCCAGCGGCCTCATACAGCGCGCGGCTGCGGGTATATTCCCGCGAAATGACCTCCTCATAGAGCCGCCGCACCTCCGCCTCGTTCCCATCTACAGCCTTCCGCATCAACTGTTCTATATTTTTCTGGCTGCTTCCGAGCACAAAAAGCCGCTGCATCTGCCAATCAGCAACACTGGTGACGCTGCCCGCCTTCCGTATCCGCCGGATAACGTCCTCCATGATTTCCATTTCCAGCCGCCGGTATTTCTGTTCTATGCCTGCCGCCAACAGGCTGGTATAGCTTTCGTCCATACGCTCACATCAGGATGCCGCTCGTCTGCTCCGGCAATTTTCGGGCAGCAGTTTCTTCCGTTTCTCCGTACCATTTCGCGCGGTACTCCGCAAGCCCCATCGCGCCCATCGCCACGTCCTGACGGTCCTCCTGCCTTTCCGTCCGTTTATCCTCGATGATGGAATCGTCGAAGTCAATCTTGATATCCGTATCAACCGCAAGCCCTGGGACATTTGCCGCCTGCCCCAGCCGGATAATGCAGCGGACCAGCTTTTTCAGCACGTCCTCCAATATGATTTCATGCTTTTTGATTGTCCGGTACATATCGGAATTTTCGCTGATGACCTGTGTTGCCGTTGCCACAGTGCCGCGCTCAAAGCGGTAATACTGCGTGCCAAAGCCGCATTTGAAGGAAAGCAGGTTCAAATCGTTGTGAATGGCGTCCTCATGCTCCGTAACCCGCAGTGTCATATTGACCTCATGCAGGGCCTCCTTCGTATCCCTGAAATAGTCCTCCGGCAGCTGGTAAAAAACCGTATCGTCCGGGTCGAATGTCGGGGAACCGTTTCCGTCAGCAAGCATCTCCGGAGCAACAAATATGCGCTTCCTACCAAGCGTAAACTCATTGGCATAGCTGTCATATTCCAAATCCAGCTTGGCAAGAATATCAATGCTGCTGGCAAAAAGCGCAACGCCCATCGGATTTGTGTCGTCCTCGTCCGCATTGTTGGCAATGTTCAGCCTGTCAATCACAAACTGCGGCTCACCCGAGCCCGTTTCAACGCGCGGGGCAAGTCCCCTGAAGCAGGGGATACCGTTCCATTCCTCGGGCGTAAGTTCCCTGCCTGCGCCGGAGGAACAAAGGACGACCGTATTCTCTATCACATACTGCACCCCTGCACCTGTACCGCAGAATGGCTCAAGCCTGTGGTGCTGGAAATGGGCGTATTTTTTGCGCTGGTATGTTTTTTCAAACACAAACACAGCCTCTGTGATATGGGAATTTTCCCATGCAGTAGGGAAAATGTTCTTTGCCGTTATGTAATTGATTTTTATATCCGCGCTGATTATCCTGCCGGAATTGTCCAGCTGCATATTGGCAAGGTAAGGAACATATGCAACAGTGCCGCAGGCGGCTTTCCGCTCCTGGTATTCATTGCCCAGTACGCTGAAATTCGCGTCTGACAATACGCCATGAACAAAAGCGGCAGTCGTTTCGTCCTCGATGGTAAGCCTGACCTTTTCATTCAGCAAAAGGTCGCTGATATCTTCACAGAGCTTTTTTGCCATGCAGAGGCTTTTCCGGCGGCACCGCTCATAGTGGCCCGCGCCGCGGTACACCCTGTATGAGTGAAACCGCTTCACATTTGCGTGGTACCAGCTGTCCCATAGATGTATCCTGCCATAAAAGGAGCTGTCTATGGTATTGATGCCCTTTCTCCTGAAATATTCGAAAATGTTCATTCTTCCGGTTCCTCCGCTTCTTCATCGTCCCTGTCCCGCACGGGCAGAAAGTGCCTTACCTTCGTCCATAGCCCCATCACCAGATAGCGGATTGCGTCCATGCAGTGATCAGACTGCTTGACGGGCTTTTCCTGCCCACGTTCGATGCTTTTTCTGTCGTACTCATAAAGCCCAAACTCCCGTATGGCGTTTTCCTGCTCCGGAGAAATGAGAAGCAGCCCAAAGGTCAGCAGCTTCTGCACGCGGGAAATGCCAAGGGCGACATTATTCTGCGCGTCCCGCAGCCGCACAGAGCAGGGAAGGACACGCACGGCGCGTTTGATTTCCTCGGCAAGCCCCGCCGCAGAAGGGTCGATAAAAACATAAAAATTTCCGCACTGGTACGTTTCCCGTAATTCCTCCAGAAACGCCGCAAAGTCCCGCGCGTAGCCGCTGGGGCTTTTCTGTGCGCCGCTCTCCCTGCCGCTGTGGTAATACTCCGCCAGCCCTTCCAGCCGGCGGCGGGAGAAATTCAGCCCTGCCGCCTGAAATGTCGTTGCATTTTGCTGTCCATAGTCAACGCCCACACCGATGAGCTGGAAAGCTGTTTCCTCCGTCCGCGCGATGTACTTGTCACTGAACATATAGTAAATCAATTCGTCCACGCCAATGGACTGCCCCAGCCAAAGCCACCGCCATTGGCGTTCGTCTGTCTGCCGGAGTATTTCTGCGGATTCCAGCAGCTTCCGCCCAATCCACTCCGGCGGCACGTCCCTGTAATCCACATGAACATGTATGCAGTCCGGACGCTGTTCCATTTTGCGCGTCCACTGCACGACAGGCGCGTTCGGGTTTTTCGGCGGGTTGTAGAGGTAGAGCATCTGAAAGCCCGCATCATTGCCGCGGATAAATGTTGCCTCAATGTTTTGCAGTTCGTCCGCGCCTTCTCCCTGCTCGAAAAACTCATTCACTTCGTCAATCAGCACCAGCCGGATAGGCTTGCTTTCGTCAATGATACCCTTTGTGTCGTCGATGCTGTCGGAGCCGGTGAAATAGATGGTATTCCCGTTTTCCAGAAACGTGATTTCCATTGGGCTGACCGTAATCTTGAACAGCCGTTCGTCCAGCCCCAGCCTCCTGATGGCGCGCTTGATTTCCTTGTATACCGTTTTCCGCAGCTTGTTATGCCGCTTCCGGATAACGACCGCACTGCCGTCCGTGTCCCGTACCAGCTTGAAAACAGTTTCAATCGCCGCCGCGCTGGATTTCGTCCCCGCACGGCCGGAGGTCAGTATTTTGTGCGTATGCACCTCGTCATTGAATATATCCCAGAATTTTTCGATGAGGATATCACTGAGCCGGATTTCGTTTTGTGTCATTGATGATTGTCACCTTCTTTGCCGCGCCGGAGCCATCGCCCAGCTTTGCCCGCAGGAGCTCCAGCCGGAGCCGCTGCTCCTCGGTCGCGGCTTCGCCAGCCGCCCGCAGTATTTCATCATACTGCCTGATGAGCCCCCGCAGGGAATCCATTGCCCGCGCCTGTGCCTTCATGAAATTCGCCTGCTTGTCCCATGCCTCCTGTACCTCCCAGCGTTCCCCGCTGACATTTCCGTCCTTTTCCTCAATTTTCTCGACTGTTTTGTCGTTCCTGTCCTGCACATAGGCAATTTTCTGCGCCCGTACGATTGCAGCGAATGCAAGCTGTATCTGCGCCCAGAGAATGTCAAGCGGGGAGGCGTCAGCAGTCAGCCCGACAAGCTCCAGCGTCTCTTCGGGCAGGTAGCGGGAAAAGAAGCCGAATTTCTCGGCATGCTTGTTGCCGGGCGGACCAGAGGCATTTTTATTCCCGTGCGGTGCACCACGTTTACGAACGTTCGCTTTTTTCTTTTGCGAGCGTTCGCTTTTCTTTCCGTCCCAATCCTGCATACATTTCCACCGCCGGACAGTCCCCTCGGGTACATCCAGCCGCCGCGCTATTTCTACGAGCCTGAGGCCTTGCCGGTACAAAGCCAAAGCCTCGGCTGTTTTTTCATTCTTCGCCCTCGGCACGGCGTCACCCCCTTGTTGTTTGTCGTTTTGTAAACAGGCAGAAGGCAGGAACTTCCGCCCGCCTCCTGTTTCATATTTCTGTCTGAATCATACTCTGCCTTTCAGTGCCGCCAGAAGTGACGCCTGACTGGTATCCTTGCGCCGCAGCGCGTCCATTACGTCCTCGTCAACGGTCCCTTCAGCAATCAGATGGTGAATGATAACCGGCTTTTCCTGCCCTTGGCGGTGAAGCCTTGCGTTTGCCTGCTGATACAGTTCCAAGCTCCATGTCAGCCCGTACCAGACAATGATATGCCCGCCTTCCTGCAAATTCAGCCCATAGCCTATGCTTGCCGGATGTGCAAGGAGCACATGTGTTTTCCCTGCGTTCCAATCAGCAATATCTTCCGCACTCTCCAGCACACGCGTATCCCGTATCCGGCTCTGTATCGCCGCAAGGTCATGCTGATAGCTGTAAAATACCAGAACAGGACTATCCGCAGTGTCGGTGATTTCAGACAGAGCGTCCAGCTTCGCCCTGTGTATCCGGATAACCTCCCCGTCAACAGAATAGACGCTGCCGTTCGCAATCTGAAGCAGTTTGTTCATTACTGCCGCTGCATTCAGTGCGGCAATATCATTCCCTCCGATTTGCAGAAGCTGCTCCGTTTCCATTTTCCTGTATGCAGCCATCTCAGCAGGAGAAAGCTGCACAGGGATAATGTTATCAATCCGCTCTGGCAGTTCTAAATAATCTGCCGCACCCATGCTGACACAGATATCGCTGATTTTCTCCTCAATCTCTTTCTGCGCATTCCGGAACGGCTCCCATTTGTATACAACATAGCCGCTCCTGGCCCCTGGCCGGAAATACTTTTCGCGGTACTCCCCCAAAGTTGCCCCCAGCCGTTCGCCTCTGTCCAGCAGATACAGCTCTGCCCACAAATCTATCAGACTGTTTGGACTTGGCGTTCCGGTCAGACCGATGACCCGTTTTGTAAATGGCATCGCCCGCCGCAGTGCCCGGAAGCGTTTTGCCTGTGGGTTTTTGAAGCTGGACAGTTCGTCAATTACCACCATGTCAAACAGCCAGCCTTTCCGCATCTGCTGGAAATAGCAGTCTGTCAGCCAAATCACATTGTCACGCCCAATGACATAGACGTCGGCGTCCTCCTGCAGTGCCCGCACCCTCTGCCGTTCGTCCCCCAAAACCTTTGATATTTTCAATTCCTTCAGGTGGTCCCATTTGGCATGCTCCCGCGTCCATGTATCCTCGGCGACACGCTTCGGCGCAATAACCAATACGCGGGAAACCTCAAAGCGGTTATACATCAGTTCCTGTATCGCCGTCAGTGTAATGACCGTTTTGCCCAGCCCCATATCAAGGAACAGCCCCAGCTTCGGCAGTCTGACTGCCAGGTCAATCGCCCGCTTCTGATACTCGTGCGGTATAAACTCCATACGCATCTGCCTCCTTTCGTCTTTCTTCCAGCCATCGTGCGGCGCCGGAGATTCCATAAAGCACGATGACACTGCAGCCTAACGTCCGCAGTTTGTCATGCTGCCATTTTTGTATAGGGGACAGCCGCCCTGAGGCTGTTTTCAACTCAACAAACCAGACCCTTCCGCCCGGAAGGACGGCGAGCCTGTCCGGTACGCCGCCGTTCCCGGGGCTGGTGAATTTCAGAAAAGTGCCGCCCATGCCTTCCACCTGCCGCCGCAGCCATTTTTCTATATCGCGTTCCCGTTCCATATCCTATCTTCCTTCCTGATGATAACAAGTAGTGATAATAAGGGGCAAAAAACCTATACGCGCGTATATGCGCCCGCGCGCGCCTGTTCCGCGTGTATTTGTGTAAAATATAAATATTCTATAAGAAAAACTTGTTATCTTGTTATCAATGGGTGAAAAACTCTTGTATTTACTGGGTTTCCGCTGATAACAAGTCCGATAATAAGCGTGATAACAAGTAAGTTCGTTATCAGTCTTACCCGTAATTTGCCAGTAACTTGCTGATAGCAAGTTACTGGTCTCCGCTGTTTTGTTATCACCCTCATGTCACTTGTTATCACTGATCCGTGTGTAAATTTTCTGCTGCCCGTAGTCCTTTATCCGCATTGTGACTCCCGTTTTTTCCCATTCCGGCAGCCTTGCCATAATGCTGGCAATTTCATACCCGTCCTGTCTGCGCCATGTATTTTTTGGCCGCCCGAAGCACTCGCAGAATATCTCCACCGCGCTCACCTTCGTCCGCCGCATTGTGGCATCAATTTCCGCACTCAGCACATCTCTTTGCTGGAAATAATCCACCCGCCTGTATAAATCCCAGCTGTACCAGTCCTCCGGCAGCAGGGTATCCAGGTAATCCAAGACCTGCCCCTCGCGGTCGTCATATTCCAAAGCAGCCTGCTGTGCCTTAGCGGCCTCCTTCTCCATCTCCGCGTCCAGGAAGGCCTCCTCGCCCGCGGATACACAGGCAAGCACCTCCGCCCATATCTGCGCCCGTGTGTCCTCCGTCATGTCCCAGACGCTCAGTCGCCCGCCTGTGACCGTTACGGGCCAGAAGCGACGGTTGCCCGTCGTGTCCCGCAGGAAGCCCGTCGTGCTGTTCGTCGTGCCGCAGATGATGGCAGTGCGCGGGTGCCGCTCGACGACCCGTCCGTATGCCGCCCTGTATTCGTCCACCTGCCTGCTGAGAAAGCCCTTCATGACCTCGACGTCCGCTTTCCGCGTCCCCTGCATTTCACTGATTTCCATAATCCAGACGCCCTGCAGCTTTTCCGCCGCCGTCTTGTCCCGCGTATCCGCAAGGCTCAGGCTGTCGCTGAACCATTCGCCGCCCAACTTGCGAAAAAACGTGCTCTTGCCGATGCCAGGCTTCCCGTCCAGCACAAGTACGTTGTCAAACTTGCACCCAGGCGAAAGCACGCGCTGCACTGCCCCAATCAGTGTCTTTCTGGTAACGGCTCTGGTGTAGGGCGTATCCTCCGCACCCAGATAATCCACCAGCAAAGTATCCACTCTTGGAACGCCGTCCCACTCCGGCAGACCGTTGATGTAGTCCCGCAGGGGATTAAACCGCCTTTGGTCTGCTACGATAGACAGAGCCTTTGTAAATTTGCCCTCAGCAAACTGTACGCCATACTGGTCGGCAATCCAGCCATAAAGCTGAGCATCGTCCGCGTCGCGCCAATATTTGTTTGGCCGGCTCCACGGCAGTTCGCCCGTCACTTCAATTGCACAGGAAAGCTCATTGAAACAGATGCCCTTAAGTGCGGGGTGGTTTCTCAATATCAGTACAGCGTTCGTAATGCAGGGGCGTATCCCGCCGTTTTCAGTCCGTTCCAAATCCGCCTCCCAGTCCTCCGGCACATCCTCCGCGTCCTCTGTAAAATCAAGCACTGCCCGCGCCTTTCTGTCCCTTGCCATCGTCAGCCTTGTTTCCTTATCTCCGTCTAAAAGGAACTGTGCCATTGCCTGATAGCTGGGGGAATCCCTGCCGTTTTTCCCCTCTGCACCTTCGTCCAGCCAGCCAAACTTATGGATGCGCACCAAGTCGAAGGCATTACAGAGCTGACCGCCTGCGGGGTCCGTGCCATGGTTGGAATATGCAAAAACATCACCGTCATATAGCACCAGCCCTGCCGCCGCAGAACCAGCTGCATAGGTATACCGGTCAGGCTTCATTGTCGGCACATAGATATCCGGCAGAAATTTGCTGATTGCTTCTGATACTGTATATGTCCGGCAGAACGCACCGACGATGCCCTTTTTTTCCAGCGGGTTGCCCTGCTTATCCGCCTGCCGCCTGCGTATTCCGGCCAGACGGGAGGATTCCGGCCAGAAAGATGTATCTGCCCAGTCCGGATACTCTGCAAGAACAGCGTCAGCAGAAAGGAACGGCGCATCATAGTACTGGAAAAACGGCTCGATATCTCTGCTGTGGCTTGGCCAGAACATCAGCCGCGCCGCCTGGAATGTGGAATCGTCAAAATAATCCATGCCGATTTTTTCCGCTATTTTTCTGGCAATCGCTTCATATTCATCTGACGTAACTGCGCGGTCAAGCGGCATCACCAGTCGGTAACGCGCCGAGCCGGGCGAGTGTTTGTGCGTAGAGTAGACAGCAAGCGCGCTGTCAATGTCCAGATTGTCTATGAGGACATTCCAGAAGTCAGCCGGGGGGAAATCCAGGTCCAGCGTGAGAATCTGCCGCGCTGTCACACTGTCGTTCTTCCTTCTGCCTTCCGCCAGGTGCCCGCCGACAAATCCGCCGATATCTTTAATTCTGTCCTGCTGCGCCTTTGGCAGTTTCATATATTCGGCGTGGCTCTCCGGCGTTTTCGCAGACTGAGAAAGTTTTTTCAGCAGTTCTGACCAACATATTTTTTTGTTTTTCCATGCCGTTTCAAAGCGGCTTTCTCCCGTAGAAATCAAAAGAGTGCCTTCATGCTGTATACTCGTAGCCCCCACCTCCTAATCTTTCTTGTAAAATGGTGTTTCATAAGTATCCCCTTTCAGCGGCAGCCCTTCCGCCCAGTCTGGCGTTTCAGCCATAATGGCGTTTATTCTGTCAGGCGCATCTGTATCCATCGCTGGCACGTCAACGACCATTTCATCGTGGACATGCATCACAATGCGGTATCCTATCGCACTGACCCTCTCCATTGCCGCCGCCAGACAGTCCCTCGCGACAGCCTGCACAATATTTTCCGTCAGTTTACCGCCGTATGTTTCCGTATCCTCCCATTGCCGTGTTTTCTGGTTTATACCTGCGTAGCAAATGGAAATCTTCCCTGTTATGCTGTCCTGTTTCAGCCGTGTGCCCCAATAGCAGAGGCTTCTCCCACTGGGCAGGCTGACAAAAAGAGCCCGGTTGGCATAGCGGAATGCAATGCCATGCGCCAGCCGGACAGTCCTGTGTTCCTCTATCGCTGCCTTTGCGGCCCGTTCGTAAGTTTTCCAGAGCTTTACAATCTTCGGGTTTGCTTCGCGCCATTGGTCTACAATGCCCTGTAATTCTGTCTCTGGTATTGCGCCTTCCGTATCCATGCGCTTCATTGCACCGACGCCGCCCTGATAACCGCAGGCAAGTTCCGCGACCTTTCCCTTCTGCCGCAGATGTGCGTTTTTCCCATGTTTCTCAACCGTCACATGATACATACGGGACGCCGTTTCGCAGTAAATATCCTTGCCTTCCCTGAAAGCCTCCAGCCGCCAGTCTTCCCCGCTGAGCCAGCTGAGAACGCGAGCCTCGATGGCGGCAAAATCGCTCACGATAAAGCGGCAGCCTTCTGAAGGAATGAACATCGTCCGCACCAATTCTGAAAACGTGAATGCTGTTTCCCCAAAAAGGGTCGTCAGCGTGCTAAAATCCCCTGCAGCGGCAATCTCCCGTGCGAGTTCAAGGTCTGGCAGCTTGTTTCTCGCAAGGTTATGCACCTGTACAAGGTGGCTTGCCCAGCGTCCTGTGCGGCTTGCCCCATAGAAACGAAACACGCCCCGCAGGCGCCCGTCTCGACAGACTGCCGCCATCATTGTGCTGTACTTTGCAACAGACGTTTTTCCCAAAGCTTTCCGTATCTCCAGCATTCGGCGGACTTTACTGGGAATATCAGTCTGAAGTATGGCGGCAATGGTGTCCTTTGTAATGCTTTCCATTTTGACACCCTGACTGCTGAGCCATTTTTTTAGCTGCGGCAGGCTGTTCGGGTTTTCCAGCCCCGTTATGAAGCGCGCCTCGTCCAGCAGCTCCTGCCGTCTCTGCGTATCATAACTGACAATTTTTTCTACCATCTCCATATCCAGCCTAACGCCGTTATCATTGATATGCTGGTCTAACACCCAAAGCCGCCGCTCTGATTCCGGCATAGAATAAGTATCCAACCGTTTCAATATTTCCTGTTCAGTCACAACGTCCTGCCGGTTATATTCCATAAAAAGCCTCCATTTATCCGGGTCGTGCGCAGGAAGGTTGCGTGTTCTCCGTCCGTTTGCTAGGCTCGGCTTGCAAGGCTTGCAGAAATACTGTATCAGGGCTTTGCCCTGAGGGTCCTTTAGCTTCTCCTCCGGCAGTCCCATCGCCGCGCCAACGCTTGCCAGGCTGCCCGGCAAACCCATTGCAAGGGCTTTTACCATGGTGCATTGCCATTGCTCTGGCGGCATGGGTACACCCGTCCACTTCGCAAGGCACACCCGCTCAAAGTTTGCGTTAAATGCTGTCTTGACAACGGCAGGGTCTGTGAGCGCGGCGCAGAACGTCCTGAGCTCCTCGTCCGAGGCCATATCAGCCGCCAGTGTGTCGATAACATGGACATCGGTTTCATCATCGAATTTATAGCCAATCAGCAGGATATCGAAAGCGGGTGCCTCCGCATATGCATAGACACCCGCTTTGGCAAGATCCACTGGGCTGTAAGTTTCTATATCAATTCCCATGACCCTGTGCATCTGCATGCCCCTTTCTCAGAAAGACATTTCGTCTGTATTGTCTTCATAATCATCATTAAAGTCGTCCTCTGCGGCTGTACGCGCTGTGCCCAGACGCTCACCATCCTGCAACTTTTGAATATGGTTCAGGCCAACGGCAATGCCTTTGTTTCCATTTACGCTGAATGGGTAGAAATTGATAGATGCACGCCCCCAGCAGCCGCTGTATACCTCGTCAGGGTCGAGTATCTCATTCCTGTCCCTGTCTACAATACCGGGTTTTTCGTTGCTGTTTGCATTCAGGAAATACATGCCCATGTATTCCGGTGCTTCAGCGGCACGTTCGTCATCACCATCGCGCAACGGCAGCTTCAAGCTAGAGGGCTTTTTGCCATTCCATTTTGTAGAAATACCCTCCTGAACTGCCTTGTCTATCGCGCTGTGAATCATATCAAGCGTCCCCTTGGCATCTTTTGGAATCAGCAGGCAGATGCTGTATTTTGCGTCCTGTCCCGTCTGGAAGGCGCGGCTCCTGAAAATATTGACATAAGAAAAACGTACTTTTCCTGTAATTACTTTTGTACTCATGTTTTATACCTCCTTAAAATTGTGGAATAATATCATCATCAAAATCAGCCTTTGCAGCTTCCGCCGAATGAATTGCTTCGCGCTTGTCGCTCTCGGGAACAAGGACGGGTTTTCCCGCCGGTTTCACAATCAGGCCGCCCAGCGTTTCTGCAAACCTCTTTTTCCCGACAAGTTTTTCCATTGCCGTAATGCCGTAAAGCTTCCGTTCGTAAAGTAACGTCTCGTCAAATCCGGCAGCTTTCAGTGTTTCTGCGACTTTAATCTCATCGGAATATTTCCGGACGCTCCGCCCCTCCACAAGTTTCCAGCCCTCGTAATGTTTTCCGGCAATAGCCTGCTGCAAAGCGTATTCCTGGACATCACCCGCCCATCTTTGAAGGTCGTCCGCGCGCGTCAGGATTTCGCCGATTTCCTCATCGCTCAGAAGCGGAGGGTTTTTGAATGTATGTTTCGCCATCTCCAAGTTGTATTCAGCACGTTTCCGGCAGAGTGATTTCGCCGGACAGAAGCGGCACCATTCTCCGCAGGCGGTGTAGCCTGTGTTGTCCATCGCCATTCTTGCCTGAGGGACAATTACTTTTTCCGCCCAGAGCCTAAGTTCTTCCAGAGAAATCTCGTCACTGCCTATATGGTCGAGACGGGGCTGGATGATTGTGGTGCGGACAGTGTTGAAATCATATAAACCGCTGAAAAGAGAGGACGCGCCCAATCCGTAAAGCCGCAGCTGCGGATTACCCCGAGCCTCCACCCTGACGCCTTTGCCATATTTCAGGTCAATAACTTCAATCGCGCCGTCGCCGATAATAACGGCATCCGCAGTGCCGAAGCCTTCCGGCACCCAGTCCGTCAGGCTGAGCTGTTGTTCTGTCAAGAGTTCCGCATTTGGACCTGCCGCCGCCAGATGCTCCATCACCGTATCTATGTAGAAGTCGACAGCTTCCTCCATCTCCCCGCTATAATGCACCCCTGCCTTAATTTTCGCCAATTCGTTTTCATATGCGACTGCTTCGATTTCACAACAGTGCATCCTGAGCTTCAGCTCCGCAAGGGAATGGGCAGTAGTTCCCTCTGCCGCATATGGGCTTTCAGGGGGAGGCGGAAACTGTTCTGCAAGGGCAACAGAGCCAGGACAGTTTATCCAGCGAAACGCGCTGGACGCTGACAGCCTTGCATGTTTAACCGGCATTGCTCAACGCCTCCTTTGCTTTTTCCATTAAAGCAGGCAAATCAGTAAGCGTAACTTCTGTCAACTTTTCTGCTCCAAAGCCCTTGATGAGCTCACTTGCGATATTCTTCCCTGCTTTCTTATTCAGTTCCGCCAATGTTTTCCGCACTTCCACACGGTAGTTTTCATCCACCGCCGGCACGTTGGGCTGTTCCGGAGTTATCGTTTCACGTTCTGCATTTCCTGCCGTCTCTTTGTTTTCTGATACTGGTTTTTCTGGCAATGCCCCTGAAAGCAGTCCCGCAAGACGCCCGACCTCGTCCAGCACCCATGTTCCTTTTTGCATATCTTTCTCCGTAATTTGAAATATAATGTTCATTCCTTCGTCCTCCTTCTTATATTTTTTCATTGCAAAATATCTTCGTTTCTGGTATTGTGATAATAGGTTTTGTTGTAAATCCCCCGCAGGGCGCGCCAACGCCCGCAGTCCGAAGGACGGACGATGCAGGGGGATTTTTTATTTGTGCCTCTTTTTTGGCTCATAAATCCAGCCTCCCAGCCACGTCCCGAACGCCAGCACAGCCAGCATCTCCGCGACGATGAGAGTTCGTTCCGGCTGAAGTTCCATAGCAGGGACGACTGCAAATGTAAACAGGCTTGTCCCTGCCGTCAGCACAAGAAACCGCAGTGTTTCCCTCATGGCCCGCCGGATAATGCGCCGAAGCCGCTTTGCAAGGCTCCGGAGCCATGCAGCTCTGTTCTCATGGTCTATCCGCCGGATGATGGATTCCGTCAGGCATCCGCGCCCCTGCCCTATCCTCATGTTTCCGCCTCCTTCACGTTTGCCCGTTCCGGCATATCGCCGTACCCTGCCCGTTCCACCCCGCAGAGCACAATTCCGCCTTGTGCCAGCAGCTTCATCATGCCGCCGGTTGTCAGCCGCTCGTGAAATTCCTGTCCGTCAGCTTTGCGCTTGTAATGGACCCAGAACATACTAACCATTCAGCTGTACCCTCCTTCCTGTTTCGTTCCCTAAAAGTTCATTGTAGCGGAAGCATTCCCGAATCCCGCCGACCTCGCAGACGAATATGTAAGGGTGCAACATTGTAACATGCCCGCTTCGTATCATCTTCCTGTGAGCACCTCCTCCGTCTATCTGCATCGTTTCAATTCTGACCTTTCGGCCGGCTTTCAGCCCTCTGACCGCCGCTTCTTTCCTGAGCCATTCCGCTGTGCGCCTCTTGCTGTGCCCTGTTTCTGTCTTTACATACACGCGTGTTTCCTCCGTTTCCTTGTGCAGACAGGGCAGAGACAGCCGCAGCTGGTATCCTTTGCTTACCCATGCTTTCTCTCTCCCTTCTGCCTTTTCTTCACTCTGTTTACAGCCATTTTAATATCTGCTATCTTATTGGCCGCTTTTGCCGTCTCAAGGTTATAGCTGTGTATCCCCAAACGGTTCCTTACGGCATGCTGTGCTCTGGTTGTCAAAACAAGATTGTCGACAGACCAGTCAAGGGTATCTCCATTCGCAAACGTTACAATGCAGCCTTCAGGCACAGCCCCGTTGTGTTTCTCCCACTCAAGAGTGTGCTTCATTCTCCAGACATTGGGCTCGGCAATTTTCTCCCAATAATATGGCTTACTGTGTGGGCGGTTTTTCTGCGGCTTACGGAGCCGCAGCGTGCCGACTGGTGCGCCGCCATTGTGCGGGATATTTCCCTGCTGAAATGTTGTTTTCCGGCTGTTTGCCTGAGCTTCCTGACTCATAAAATCATTCCATGACTTTCCCTTGTTAAAGGGCTCGTGTCCTTTTGTAAAGTACCCTGTCAAACCGCTGTCCAGATGGTTTCTGCTGTAATATGCTTTCATCTGTTCCCGTGTGTAGCCTGTCCCGAAGCGCGCGTTTACTTTTTCAGTCATTTCGAGAGGCCCAGTCCCTTTATAGTGCTGGATAATAAAGGCATCAATCTCCGGCGATGTGATTCTCCTTTCCGGATACGTCCTGCCTTTTTTCGGGGCCGCATGGATTCTATGGTTAGAAAAATACGTTTTTATCTGGGTATAGGTATAGTCCGTCCCGAACTGCTTGTTGACGCGCTCCGTTGTGTTCTGAATACTCCCTTCATGCGCATGTGCTCGTATAAAGGCAGCCACTTCCTCCGGATACTTTCTCATTTGCCCGCCTCCTCCCGCAGCATGACAGGGACGCTCCGGTGTTCACAGTTGTAACCGTATTCATCCATATGTACCATAGTCTTGAAAGCAAGCTCGCCGTTCTCGATAATCTGGGTGGCAATCTTCGTCATGCCGTCAGCACGCCTCAGCTCCCTGTCAAGCTGTTCGTCCGTCAGCTCCTCATCATTCAGCCGTTCCAGCTGTTCAAAAAGGTGGTTGTTCAAATCCTGCAATGTGTTTTTCATAACAATGCCGCCTCTCCCTCCACAATATCCGCTTCATCGTGCTCACCAGCGGCCAGCGGCCTGATGTTTTCCGGGTCTGTTATGTCGTAGCCCTCATATGTTTTCAAAAATTCTTCCAGAGTTTCTTTGCGGCATTTATACCGCCCCAGCTTCAAAAAACGCAGCAGGCCCATATTTTTAAGTTTATACACTGCGCTTGCATTGCACTGCAGAAGTTCCGCCACTTCTGATACGGTGTAAAGCAGTTTTTCCATAAAATCACTCCTTTACCACTCCGCAATCCAGAAACTGCCATCTATACGACAATGGATTGACCATTGTTTTGCGGTTTGTTCGGGAACGCCTCGTTCAGCAAGTGCCAATGCCAACCCGATCAGTTCTCCTTCTTCACTTTCAACTTCTCCGGCATAGAGGAAACGCTTTCCATTCAGAAGGGTAATAATCTCCCTAATTCTTGCTTCGCGTACCTTGGTAGTGCGGTAGTTATTGGCATAAAATTTTGTTTTTGTTTTCTTATTTTTGCTCATTTTTCGTCGTCCTTTCTTCTCTAAGATTAGTATCATCTTCGCCATCACGTTGCTGCTCCACGATGGGCAGGTATCCCAGCGACTTCAAAAATTCGTACAGGAACAATCTGCCTTTCTGTGTCCAGTAGGTATGTGGCTTGGTATGGACAGAGCCATCCGGTTTTGAGTAAGGATTTGTCTTGGTCGATGTATACCCGCATTTTGCATACTTTTGATGCAAAATCCAAATTCCTCTCAGCCTATACTGGATTTTGTGCGCCTCTAAAATTCTGTTCAGCCACTTCGCGCTTTTCCCGTAATCCTTAGCGATTTCCGTCACAGAAATTAAATCAGGGCATTGCAGTACCAGATCATAATATGTAGCCTTTGGATTCAGCTCTGCGATCTGCTGCTGCTGGACGGTATTGACCAGCTCGAGGGATTTGATTTCTTCCTTTCTCAATTCAATGGTTTTTTGGGCCACCATTAGCGCCCTCGCCATCAATTCAGCATCTGTAAGTTGTTCTTGTCCTGCGATATATCCACCTGTTTTTCTGATGGAAGGTATAATCTCGTCAGCCACCAATGCTTGAAATTTTTCTGCTGTTTCATTCTTAGCTTTCATCGCAAGGCGGTAGAAGATGTTTTCGGGGATAAAATCAGGAAGTCCCTCTTTCCCCACTTCTGTGGAATCCCCGTGCCAACTTGTTGGCACGTTTAATTCTTTAAGATATTTTCGTACTGTTTCCCATCTAACAACTTCGTTTCCGCTTGCCGCAATCCTTATAAATCCCAGCCCTCGCGCAACTGTTTCCAGCTTCAAAAAGGCTGTTCCGTTTTCTTCGTAGCACTGTACGCCGTTGATTGCAATAATTTCGTTCATTCCTATCATCCTTCCAAAAAAGCTATGTCCTTGAACATATTCAGCCTTGCTTTGCTGTCTTGATAGATTTCTTTGTAATGCTTTCCCGCGGCCATACCGGCCTCTACACAATGCAGGATGATATTTTCCGCAAGGCTCAGGTTGTTCAACTGGGAAACTGTTGCGGTATCCCGCTTTGAAATGCCTATCATCTTGTTTGCCAGCTTTGAATAGACAAGATACAACTTGTCCGGGTGCTCGCTGCCCTGCTGCGCCGCATATTCTACCAGCTGTTTGAGCGTGTCGGTTTCCGCTTTGCGGGACAACTTCCCAAGCCTTCGGGTTTCCTGCCATTCACTGGTCTGCCGCTCTAGGATAAGCCGCCGCATAGCGTAAAACTGCCGGACAAGCTCTTTCTTAAATGCGACAACCTGTGGGCTGTTCCGTAACAGCGTCATAAGGAAAGTGGCCTGTTCTTCACGAAGAAGATAGATCTGTTCTGGTCTGCCTCCTGAACTTTGTCGATTTAAAATCGCTAAAGTCCCAAAGTCGGAAATGTCATCTTTATTCTTTTCAATGATTCTTTTCACGCTTTTATGCTGGTTCCCAGTCCCCTCTGCGATGATGAAGCTGTCTGTAAACACCTCGTTGCCTGCCATTGTTACAAGGCTATTCATGAGAATCCTCCTTTGCTTCAACAAATTCAGAAATTGGAACATCCAGACACTTCGCAACGCTTACAACTTTATCGAATGCTGGGTTTATCTCGTTCCATTTGCAGATACTTCCTTGAGAAAGCTTACACTTTCTCTCGATCTCAGAAATTGAAGTACCTTTTTCCTTTGCGGCCGCCTTCACTTTTTCATAAAGCATCTTTTTCCCTCCCTTCGTATATTTTTTATAAATTCTGAAAATATTGCAAAAGTAATTGACACGTCGCTGAAAATATTCTATAATCAGGTTGTCAGCATGATTGAAAATATTCAGCGGGTCATTCTATATATTGCGTAAATTTTTCAGAACCCATGTCTAAATTATACGTGATATTTTCAGAATGTCAATACCCTTCTGCGTAAAATTCTCAGATTTTTTTTTTTTTTAGAAAGGTTGATATGATGATTTATGACCGTATAAAAACACTTTGTAAGGGGAGGAAAATCTCAGTAAACAAGCTCGAAGAAGCATTAGAAATTTCAAAAGGATCGCTCTGCAAAATAGATACAAATAAACCAAGCGCAGAGAAAATGCAAAGAATTGCGGATTACTTTGGTGTTACGGTAGAATTTCTAGTAACTGGAGAGGAACAGTCCGCTGGTTCTTCCCTTTCTGAACTTGATGGCGTGTATCTGAGCTGGGCAAGAGAAGCACAACGAAATGGCATAAAACCAGAAGATATTGATTTAGCTATCAGTACAATTAAGCGATTAAGAGGTGAGTAACTTGCCAAAAAATTCTACCAACTATTGTACAAAAGAGGACTTATACCGCTATGTTAATGATCTTAAGAAGTGTATGAACATTGATTCCATGAAAATCGGAATTGACATTTATTGGGCATGCCAGAGAATTAACGGAATAAAAATGGAAGTTGTTGACTTCTCTGACAGATCTCTACGTGGAATGGCGGTGCCCAAAGATAATATCATTCTTCTCAATTCATCTAGGAATGAGATTGAAAGGAATTTTGACTGCGCTCATGAATTTATACACGTTGTGAGACACAAACACGAAGATACCCAAACTTTCAGCTGCCTTGATAAGTTATGTCCCCGGCAAAATCCTTTTTTAGAGTGGCAGGCAAACGAGGGAGCAGCGGAAATATTAGTCCCTTATAAGGTGTTTATCCCTATATTTTGTGAATACCACCCTCGTTGCGAAAATGAATACGAATATTACTATCTATTGGATTATTTGGCGCATTTATTTAATGTTCCTCTTAGGGTAATTGAATTGAGGATAGAAAATTTGAAATATGAGATTTACCAGTATGAAAAGGGCTGCGATATTGATAGTATTCAGGTGTTATCAAACAAAAAACAAGAGCAAAAAGGAATACATATTGTATCCTATAACGTTAAATATGACTTTTGCCAAAGCATTATATGATTAAAAAACTTTCCTCGCTGTTATCGGCAAAAAGGGTTCCTTTTCAAAAGGACACCTTTCTCCCTCATATCAGGGGGAAAGTCAAAATAAAAAATCCCCCTCCCTGTTACCAGCAGGAAAGAGGATTCTATAAAGGCGGTTATCACATGGTATAATCCACCCCTGTCACCAACAGGATTATACCACAAAACCGCCTTGTTTGCCATACTTATTTTTACAAAAGGAGGTATTTTTATGAAAGGCGGAACAAGGAAACGTGGTAAAACCTGGTCTTATTATTTTGATGCTGCTCCCATTGGCGGCAAGCGCAAAAAAATAGAAAAAGGCGGTTTCCGCACAAAGAAAGAAGCTGAATCAGCTTTGGCAAAAGCCATGGCGGAATATGACGCTTCTGGCAACATATTCGCTCCTGCAGAAATCAGCGTCAGTGATTATCTGGATTTCTGGTTTGAAGAAGACTGCAAAATGAACTGTTCTGACAAAACAGCAGCGACCTACGAAAACATTATCAGGAATCACTTAAAGCCGCAGTTTGGCGCGTATTACCTGAAAACGCTGCACGCTGCGCCTATTCAGTCTTACATAAACAAGATGAAAAAAGACGGCTATTCCAAATCTACCATTCAGGTGATGCTTGCAATCCTGAGTTCCTCTTTGGATTATGCAGTGGAACCCATGCGCTACATCAAGGAAAACCCCTGCCGTTACGCAAGAATTGGCTCAGTTCCAAAGCCGCCCAGAACGCGTACCGTTCTGACTTGTGAGCAATTCA